CATTGTTCGAACCCCGCGAAATCTCTAGCGGGAGGCGGGAAAGATGGTTCAATCTGGCAGGCCAAGGCATGGTGACCCCCTCCCCCAAGCGGGGCTTTGAACCGACTTTGAACCAGGTTTGAACCGTGGTTCAAAGTGTTCTAACATGGGCCGACCAGGTTCAAGCGATGGCGGAAGTCACGAAGAGCGAGCTGGCCAGGCGGCTGGGGGTGAGCCCATCTGCGGTTGGGAAGGCGATCCGTCAGGGGCGGATAGCTGACGCGGTGGTGACGATGCCAGACGGCCGCGAGCTCCTCGACGAGGAAAAGGCTGTGGAGCTGTGGGCGAGGAACACGCTGCAGAAGGCAGCGCCAGCCGATGGGGTATCACGTCAACCGGTGCTGCCGAAGCCGGCCGCGGCGGGCGTGGCCACGGCGCCGGTGAGTGATCGGCAGTTGCGGGCCTACATCGAGTCGCTGCCAGAGGATAAGATCCCGGATCTCAACGACAGCCGCGCAAGGCGGGAGCATTACCAGGCCGAGGTGTCGAAACTGGCGGCACTGCAGGGCAGGGGTGAGCTGGTTGTAACTGAAGAGGTGGACAGGAAGGCTTTCGACCTGGGGCGAACGGTGCGCGATCAGATGATGGGGATTCCAGATCGGGTGTCGGGACTGGTGGCGGCTTGCGGTGACGCGCGCCAGTGCCACCAGCTGTTGACTGATGAAATCCTGATTGCACTGAGGGCGCTGACCGATGGCTGACGGCGGGCAGGTTTATGAGCGGGCATTCCTGGCGGGGCTGCGTGCACCGGATCCGATGACGGTGAGCCAGTGGGCGGACCGGCATCGATGGCTGAGCGGGAAGGGGTCAGCGGAGAAGGGGCAATGGCGAACGGATCGGACGCCGTACCTGAGGGAGCCGATGGATTGCCTGAGCCCGTCGAGCCCGTGGCGGCGGGTGGTGCTGATGTTCGGGAGCCAGATGGGGAAGACGGAGGTGGTGCTGAATTGGCTGGGGGCGATCATCCATCTGTGGCCGGGCCCGACGCTGCTGGTGCAGCCAACGTTGGACATGGCGAAGCGGTTGAACCGGCAGCGATTGGATCCGCTGCTGAAGGAAACGCCGGTACTGACGGAGCTGATCGCACCGGCCCGATCACGGGACAGCGGGAACACGATGTTTCTGAAGGAGTTCAGAGGGGGACTGTTCGTGCTGACGGGTGCGAACAGTGGTAGTGCGCTGCAGAGCATGCCGGCCGCGTACCTGGCGGCGGATGAGGTGAGCAGCTACCCGATGGAGGCGGATGATAAGGGCGACCCGCTGGAGAATGCGGAGACCAGGACTAGTACTTTCCCGATGGGCAAGGTGCTGATCACGAGCACGCCGGGTACAAGGGGAGCGTGCAGGATCACGGAGGAGTATGAGAAGCGCAGCGACCGGCGGGGTTATGCGGCGTTGATGCCATGTTGCGGCGCCCATGAGGTGCTGAAGTGGCGGGAACATGCGCAATGGGACCGACCGGATGGGGATGTGTGGATGCGATGCCCGGCTTGCGGGGAACGGGTGGGACAGGAACACAAGACCGCGATGTTGATGGGCGCGGTATGGAAGCCGAGCGCGGCGGGTGATGGGATGACGGCAGGCTTCCACCTGCCCGGGTGGTATGCGCCGGCGGGGTGGACACCGTGGGAGCAGATCAGGGATGAGTTTCTGAGGGCCCACGGTGATCCGCTGTTGCTCAAAGGCTGGGTGAACAAGCGGGCAGCGGAGGCGTGGGAGGATGAAGCGCTGGCGAAGGTGAGCGCTGACGGGCTGATTGTGCGAGCGGGTGAGTATCGGGCGGGGACATGCCCGGCGGGTGTGCTGGTGCTGCTGATGAGCGTGGACGTGCAGGACACCTGGTTGGAGGTGAAGGTGAAGGGGTATGGCCGGGGTGATGAGAGCTGGCGGGTGTGGCACCAGAAGATCGAGGGCGACCCGGCGCAAGATGATGTGTGGGATCAGGTGCTGACGATTCTGCGAACCGATTTTCCGCGGGAGGGTGGCGGCACGATGCGGGTGCGGTTCTGTGCGGTGGACACGGCGGGGCACTTCACGCCGGAGGCTTACAACTGGGCCCGGGAGCACACGAGGGAGGGAGTGGTGGCGATCAAGGGAGCGAACAAGCGGGACGCGCCGGCACTGAGCAAGGGCAACAGGATCGATGTGACCTTCAGGGGCCGGACGATCGCGAATGGTCTGACGCTGTACATGGTGGGCGGCCATGGGTTGAAGCGGACGGTCTACAGCAGGTTGAAGATTGCGGAGCCAGGCCCGGGCTACGTGCATTTTGATGATGAGACGACGGAGGAGTATCTGGCGGGATTGACGGCGGAGCGGCTGCAACCGCGGTACGTGAAGGGCTTCCAGGTGCTGGAGTGGCATTGCCCGTCGGGTGCGCGGAATGAACCGCTCGACCTTGAGGTGTACTGCCTGGCCATGCTGGAGCTGCTGAAGCGGAAGTACAACAGAGCGACGATGTGGGACCAGCTGGAGCGGCTGGCGGAAGGTGGCGCCAGGGATGCCAGCGCTGGCCCATCCTCCACCAGCTCCAGCGGGGGCGGGCTGTTTGCTGGCGTGTCGAAGTTCACCCGTTAGGATGGCGGCATGAGCATCACCCTGCAGATCGCGCAGCAGCGGCTGACGCAGTACCTGGACGCGGAGGCGGCGGTACTGAGCGGGCAGGAATATCGGATTGCGGATCGGTCGCTGAAGCGAGCGGACCTGGCAGAGATCCGGAAGGGCATCGAGTATTGGAGTGACAAGGCGGACAATCTGAGCTTGGGCACTGCGGGCGGAAGCCGTCGGTCGATTGTTCCCCGGCCGTTGTGGTGATGGGCAAGGCAAAGCGGCGACAGATCCTGAAGGAGCTTGCAGCAGCGCAGCAGACGGCCCCGGCTGGACCTTCGGCCGTGACTGGTTCTGGTTTGCCTGTTGGCACGAGCGATCTTGCCAGACAGCTCAGGTTTGGCAGCTGGCGGCCGTTCTCCTATGACGCCGACAGTGAAGCGGCATGGCAGGCAGGGGATGAACGGGCGTTTTCGCGTGACCTGGTGCGAACGGCGCCGGTTGCGGCTGGTGCGATTCAGACAAGGGCCAGCAAGATTATTGGCACCGGCCTGACGCTGCAAAGCCGGATCAATGCGGACGAGCTGGGATTGAGTGAAGATGAGGCGTCGGAATGGCAATCGAAGACCGAGAAGCGGTTTCACATGTGGGCGCGCTCCAGGTTTGCGGATGTGACGCGAGAGCAGAACTTCTACCAGCTGCAGGATCTGGTGTTGCGGTCGCATGATGAGAGCGGGGATGTGTTCTCGCTGCTGGTGAACAAAGCGCAAGAGGGCTGGCCATTCCGGTTGGCGGTGCAGGTGGTGGAGGCGGATCGGGTGTGCAATCCAGGCGGGAAGATGGACGCCGGAATGCTGGTGTCTGGTGTTGAACGGGCAACCGATGGCGAGCCAGTGAAGATCCACTTGGCAAAGTATCACCCTGGCAACGTCAAGCAATACGGGGCGAATGAATGGACGGAAGTTCCGTTCTATGCGCCTTCGGGGCGGCGCAATGTGTTGCACCTTAAGAAGATGCAGCGACCGGGCCAGACCCGTGGTAGGCCCTGCTTGGGGCCGATCATTGCGACGGTGAAGCAGCTCACGCGGTATTCGGATGCCGAGGTGGATGCAGCGGTGAATAGCGCGGCGCTGGCGGTGTTCGCCATGATGGATGGTACGGCGTTCGACTCCATCTATAGCGACGAGATGAAAGAGTCGTACATCAGCTCAGCGGCTGAGTACGACGGCGGATTGAACAGTGGCAAGACGGTGCGGCTGTTGCCTGGTGAGAGCATCACATCACCGACCCCCGGGCGGCCCAATCCAAACTTCGAGGGCTTCTTCGGGGCGATGCTGAACCTGGTCAGCATGGGCCTTAATCTGCCGAAGGAGGTGTTGAGCAAGGCATTCAACGCGAGCTATTCGGCGAGCCGTGCGGCGCTGTTGGACGCTTGGCATACGTGGAAAATTGAGCGCGAATGGTTTGCATCGAACTGGAGCCAGCCGATTTATGAAGAATGGCTGGCAGATTCGATCGCGTTGGGCATTATCGATGCGCCGGGCTTCTTTGCTGACCCGTTCGTGCGCGAGGCATGGTGCGGCTCGAACTGGGGCGGCGATGGCCCCGGCGCGCTGGATCCGCTGAAGGAAGCACAAGCGGCAGAGAAGCGGATTGAGGTGGGCATCACCACCCAGGCCGAGGAAACCGTGGCCTATGACGGCGGCGACTGGGAGGAGAAGACCCGGCAGCGGGTGCGGGAGGTGAAGGTGCGCCGCGAAGGTGGCTTGGATGTTGAGGCGCAACCAGCGGCGGCGCCGATGCCTGATCCTGTCGAAGAGGAGGATTCGCCGGAGGATGACCTGGAAGACGCGGACCAGCAGGATGATCCTGTGGAGGATCCAACCGCTATTCTGTCCGCATGACTGTTCTCGACATCCTGAACGCCCCCTGGGCTATCACCCCCCACCGGCTGGAGCAGATCCACGGGATCTATGCGGCATGGGCCCGGGGTGAGTCGGTGGATGTGGCGGCGGTGGAGGCGAAGATCGGCCGACCGCTGGTGAACGATCCGCAGGGTTACACGGTGCAGGATGGCGCTGCGTTGATCCCGCTGCGTGGGGTGATGGCGCCGCGAATGAACATGATGACGGAGATCAGCGGCGGATCGTCTACGGAGCTGTTCGCCCGGGATGTGCGGGAAGCGTTGGCAGATCCGTCGGTCAAGTCGATTGTGATCATGGCCGACACGCCGGGTGGAGCGGTGAGCGGCACGCAGCGGGCAGCGGCGGCGGTGATGGCAGCGCGTGGCGTCAAGCCAGTGGCGACCTATGTAGAGGGGGTGATGGCCAGCGCGGGAGTGTGGGTCGGGACGGCGGCTGATCTTGTGCTGATGGAGTCAGCCACCAGCCAGGCAGGATCTATCGGTGTGGTGGCTACTCACGTGGATGTGAGCAAGGCGGAGGAGGCGGTGGGGCGGAAGACTACCGAGATCGTGGCGGGCACCTTCAAGCGGGCGGCCAGCCAGTACGGGCCACTGACGGAGCTGGGGCGGCAGGTGCTCCAGCAGGAGGTGGACTATCTCTACGGGTTGTTCGTGAGTGATGTGGCGGCTCAGCGCGGCGTGAGTGTGGAGCAGGTGCTGGAGAGGATGGCCGATGGCCGGATGTTCATCGGGCAGCAAGCCATAGATGCCGGATTGGTGGACAGTATTGCTACACTCGAAGAGACCATCTCTATGCTCAACGATCGCGCGGCCTCTGGCCGCTCATTGATCACCGTCCCGGCCATCGCTTCTTCTATGGACTCTCCTCCCATGACTCCCACCGCAGAGGCGGCCGCCTGGGCCGCTGATCATCCAGATGCCGCCGCGATCCTGCGGGCCGAAGGTGCCGCCGCTGAATGCGAGCGCGTCGCCGCGGTTCGCTCGATGGCCCTGCCTGGCCATGAAGCCCTGATTGAGAAGCTCGCCACCGATGGTCACACCACCGGCCCCGAAGCCGCGATGCTGGTGAATGCCGCCGAGCGGCAGCGGATCGCTACCGCTAAGGATGAGCGGATGGCTGATGCGTTGCAGCCGGTGACGTTCGCCCCCGCACCCACCGCAACCGAAGCCGCCCCTGCCGCTCCGGTCGCGGTGGATCCGATCATCCAAGGCGCCGCCCTGGCCGGCCGTGCTCGTGAGCTGATCACTGCAGCGGAAGCCAAAGGCCAGACCTTGACCGCTCCTGCTGCTGTGGCACAGGCGCGGGCTGAACTCACCCCCGCCTGAGGATTTCACCGTGACTCTTCGTAACACTGACCTCATCAAAGCTTTCTTTGCCGGCGCCGCAATCTCACCAGCACGTCTTGTCAAGTTTGACGCCGACGACCGCACCGTGATTCAGGGCGCTGCTGCCGCTGATTTCGTTTTTGGTGTTAGCGACAGTAGCCCCATTCCGGCTGCCGCCAGTGGTGAGCGGGTGGATGTTGTCATTAGCGGCATCGCTCCTGTGACCTACGGCGGCACTGTCACCCGTGGGCAACTGCTCATGAGTGACAGCACCGGCCGGGCCATCACGGCTACGGCTGCTGCTGGAACCAACGTCCGCACCGCTGGCGTTGCCATGGTGAGCGGTGTTGTTGGTGATGTGGGAGCTATCTCCCTGAGTCCTGGCTCATTCCAGGGTTGACCTTTTCTCTAAGGAATGAATCATGGCAAACATGAATTTCCCGTTTCCCATCGATCCGGTGCAAACGGGTATCACGCTGGCGTATTCCAATCGTCAGTACATCGCCGACTCCGTGCTTCCTCGTGTGCCGGTTGGTGGTCGGGAATTCGAGTACAAACTGATCGGCCGTGATCAGATGTTCACGGTTCCCGAAACTTTGGTGGGCCGCAAGGGCCAACCCAACGAGGTGGAATTCGGTGGCACCGAAACGCCAGCCAGCGTCCGGGATTATGGCCTCGATGATGTCGTGCCTAACGATGACATCGACGCCGCTCAGAACGTTCCTGGCTGGGATCCGATCGGTTTGGCCAACATGGGCCTTACTGAGCTGATCGCCTTGGGCCGTGAGAAGCGCGCGGCCGATCTGGTCTTCGGGCTTAACACCTATCCCGCCACCAACCGCACCACCCTGAGCGGTACCAGTCAATGGTCCGATTACACCAACTCGGACCCTTACAGCGCCGTGATGACGGCAATGGATGGGATGATCATGCGTCCCAACATTGGTGTAATCGGTAGGCTTGGTTTTTCCAAGCTGTCGGTTCACCCGAAGATCACCGCTGCCCTGGTGCCTTCCTCGACTGGTAATACACCTACGGTCAACGCCTACGGCTCGCCGGCCACTGCGCAAGCTATCGCCAACCTGTTTGGCCTGGATGCGCTCTACGTCGGAGAGGCGTTCATCAACACCGCCAAGCCCGGTCAAACTGCCAGCCTTGCGCGATGCTGGGGTAAGCACATGGCTTTGCTTCACCAGAACCCCGCCGCCACCATCCGTGGTAATGCCATCACCTTTGGCATGACTGCGCAGTATGGCACCCGAGTAGCTGGATCCATTCCAGCGCCGGAGGTTGGCCTTCGTGGCGGCCAGCGGTTGCGCGTTGGCGAAAGCGTCAACGAAATCATCATGGCCAGTGATGTCGGCTACTTCTTCCAAGACGTGGTGTCCTGATCATGGCTAAGCACTACACCATCCTGAGCCCTGTTGAACACGACGGGACGCGATACGAGGTAGGGCAATCTCTTGCCTTACCAGAGGAAGCAGCTGCTGCTTTGCTGGCGGCTGGTGTGGTCGAGCAGGCGGAAGCTTGCAAGCCCAAAACGCCTGGTGCTGCTGATGCCGTTCGCTGAAGATCAATCGATCTTTCTTGCGGACTTTGGCCTGCCCGTTGTCGCCAATGGCGTCAGCGGGCTCGGCATTTATGACGCGCCTGGGGAGTACGTGGGCGATGGCGGGGTGATGATGCTGAGTGACCCGACGGTGCGATGCCTGGGGTCATTGGTGGATGGGTTGCAGTACGGCGATACCATCACGGTCAACGGCCTCGCCTACACTGTGCGGGAGAACCGTCCTTTGTTCGATGGGGTGTGGAACCAGGTTTTTCTGACGGGCCCGATCGCTGTAACGACCCTGCCCGCGCTGCTGCTTGAGGGCGGCGGCTACCTGCTGCTGGAAAGCGGCGATCGTTTGCTCTTGGAGTCGTAATGGCTGATCAGAAACTCTCACAGCTGAATCCGGCTACGACGCCCCTCACCGGCGCTGAGCTGGCGTACGTGGTCCAGGGTGGTAGTGAAAGGCGCGCAACAGCGGCGGCGATTGCGGACACCCTGCCGGATGCGACGACGAGCACGGCGGGGAAGATGACGGCGGCGCAGGCGACGCTGCTTGTGACAGCACTGCAACCAGGCCAGGCGATCCCGTCCGATGTGGAATGCCGCAACAACAGCGGCGTGGGGCTTACCGCCGGGGCGCCGGTCTACATCACCGGCAGCTCGGGCACGAAGCCGACGGTTGCCCTTGCGGATGCCTCATCCGAGGTCACCGCCGCCCGCTCGCTGGGCCTGGTTGTGGCGACGGTGGGCAACAACGCGGACTGCATGGTTCGCACCCACGGCATCCTCACCGGCATCAACACCTCCACGCTCACCGAGGGCGCTGCGATCTGGCTGTCCGAGACCACGGGGCAGCTCACCAGCACCCGCCCGACGCAGCCCGCGCACGGTGTCTTCTTCGGCTTCTGCATCAAGCAGGCTGCCGGCACCGCTGGGATCCTCTACGTCAATGCCATCAACGGGCAGGAGCTGGATGAGCTGCACGATGTTCTGATTACCGGCGCACCGCCTGCAGCTGAAGCCCCGCGGCCGGCGTTGGTGCGAGGGCCAGACGGCCTATGGCGTGATTTACTGCTGACACCCGGTGATGTTGGGGCGGCCCCTGCAGCGCAAGGCGTCACCAATGGCAACAGCCACAACCACGACGGCGGTGATGGTGCGCAGATTGCGTATAGCGCCCTTGCGGGATTGCCAACGCTTTTTAACCCTGCTGTCCCTGGGGCGATCGGCGAAACCACACCCAGCACCGGCCGCTTCACCAGCGTCGGCCTCGGTGGTGTCGCACCACGCACCGGCTACGCGGCTGTGCTGGGCTCCAATGTCCTTCCTCGCGCACAGATCGTTACGGTTTCTGGATCGACCTACACATGCGACATCCGAGCCGCCAGTAGGTTTATTCTGGCAGCCGCTATCGTGGGGAATACAACGATCGCGTTTTCTAATGTAGCGGACCTAGCGGTAGCGGGTGGGTTTGCTGAATATGTCGAAGTGGAAGTAGATTTCCGCTATACATCTGGCGTGATCACAATCTCAGCCGCTGGCTTTACCACTACATGGGACGGCAACACTGCGGCAACGCCCACGGCTGGCGAGATTGAAACGTTAATTATTCGCATCACTCCAGCCATAGCAGGCACGCCGTTTAGTATAGCCACGGTCTACGTGGCACCCATGGCAGGGAGGGTGTGATGCTGGGGCGTAGTTCGTTACTGAAAGCCAGCGGAGCAGGTGTGGCACTGTCTGCCTCGGGCGGCATTGAAAGTGTTATTACGGTCGGCGGTATTACCTACCGCGTGCATGAGTTCCGTACAGTTGGCTCCGCAAACCTAGTTGTTAGTGGATCCGGCACGGCCGACTACCTAATAGTTGCAGGTGGCGGCGCAGGTAGAGGAAACGGTGCAATTAACAACTCTGGTGATGGTGGTAACGCCGGGCAGATGCTAACCGGCTCTGTTAATATATCTGGAATCATTAACGTTATTGTCGGAGCTGGTGGTATTGGCGTCGCAAATGCCAATGGAGGCAATGGAGGCAGTTCTTCTTTTGGAGCCATCACAGCAAACGGCGGCATAGGCGGATCCGGCAACTCAAGTACTGTGGCTAGAAATGGTGGAGCGGGCGGAACCGGTACGCCGGGGGGGGTAGGAGTTGCACCAAACGCCGGAACTGGCGGAGACGGCGGTTCATCATCCATCACGGGCACAGCGGTTACATACGCGGGTGGGGGTGGTGGGGGGTTTACATTTGGCGGACTTGGCGGCGCTGGCGGCGGTGGCAGGGGGCAAAGTTACAACGACTTCGGGCTTGCAGGTGCACAACCCGGAACGAGCAACACCGGCGGCGGCGGCGGTGGCGTCTCGTCCGCCGGGTCGTACCCAGGAAAGAATGGCGGCTCTGGAATTGTCATTATCCGTTATCCAATCTAAAACTATGCTCCGCCTTATTTGCACCCAGCAGACCGCCAACAGCCCCGCTTTGACCGCCCCATTTCTTGATTTCCGATGACCGTCGCCATTCTCTACACCCCCTCCACCCCCGACCTCTACCCGCGCTCGGTTGCGGATTTCCGCGCCGCGTTCCCCGACCTGGCCGTGGGCGACAACCCACGCGACGAGGACGTAGCGCCCTACGGCTGGCGCGTCGTCGCCCCCACGGCTCCTCCTGTTGCTGGCCCCGGCCAGCGGGTGGAGGAGATCCAGCCGGTTGAGACCGGCGGCCAATGGCGGCAGGCTTGGCGGTTGGTGGATCTACCACCGCAGCCCCCCGAGCCCGACTGGATCGGGTTTGATATCGCCCTGCAAGGCGAGCCGCTCATTGTGGCCACGATCAACGACCTGGGCCGGCTGTCCCAGGTGGCAGCGCTCAGCCTGGGTCATGCCCTGCAAGAGGTGGAAGATGGGCACCTGGATCGATTCACGCCGATCTGGACCGAATGGCTGATCGCCACCAATCCACCCGCCGACACGCTCGACCGCTTCCGCGCCCTGGCCGCTGCCCATCACCTACCGGCTGATTTTCAGGCGGCGATTGCCGCTGCTCCAGCAGGGCCGCCGGTAGCGCCATGACCCGCGCCTGGCGAGATCTGGCGATCGGCGTGCTCGGCATCATCGCCGCCGGATTCCTGTTGCGCATCATCTCAGAGCCGTTTCGCGTCGATGCCAACCGCTACCGATTGGAGCGGCTGGAGGAGCTGACGGATCAGCATGAACGCCGCATCCTGCGGCAGGAGGTGCGGCACGAGATGGCCCCACCCGGCGGCCATCATTCCACCATCCCGAGGCGTTGACCCATGCCCAGCCGCTGCGAGCAGATCCTGCAACACCTCACCGGCACCACCCAGGGCGCCGGCATCCTCGGGGCCGCGGCTGGTGTTGGTGGGCGCGTCTACCGGGACCGGGCCGAGGCGTTCGCGCAGGCGGAGCTCCCCGCGTTGGTGGTGCTGCCTGACGTGGATGATCCGACGCCAGCCTTCACCAGCTGCCGCACCCGTTGGCTGCTGACGGTCCGCATCTACATCCTGATCACCGGCGGCGCGGTATCACGCCTGGCGGATCCCACCAGGGTCAGCATTCATCAAATCCTGATGGCAGATACAACCCTCGGAGGATTGGCCACGGCGGTCAGACCGCTGGCGACTCGCTGGCAACCGGACAAGGGAAACGAAGGGCCAGGCGTCGTCGACATGGGTTACCAGATCGATTATGTTACGAGGGAGAATGACCTCACGATCTGATGCCAGACGCGAAGCCAGCTGTGGTTGAAGTGCCGCTTCCTGACGTGTGTGGCCACTTCGAGCGGGGCCCCTCTGAGACGAAATGGCGTCGCACCGATACGCCAGAGCTGGACCATGCGCCCGATCCTGCGGCCCCTGCTGGGCATGCCGGCGCCACCCACACCGACCCGCACGCCGGCACCGGTACCGGCGGCACGGGCGGCACTGGCACCGGCACGAGCGCCCCGGCGGCTGGTGCTGGCACCGGCAGCTCCTCCGGCACCACCTCCCCCTAAGTCGCCATGCCCATCAACAGGAACCAGGCCCTCCTCACGTTCAAGGAGGAGGCCATCTACGGCACGCCCCCGGCGAGCCCCTACACCCCGCTGCTGATCCTCAAGGATCCGGAGCTGTCGCCGCTGGTGGCCGATCGGTTGGAGCGCGGCCAGGCCAAGCCCTGGTTCGGTGCTGACCGAAAGCGGCTGATCAACAAGCGGGTGACGATGACTTTTTCGGTCGAGGATGGCGGCAGCGGGGTGGTGGGGACTGCCCCGGCCTATGGGCCCCTGCTGCTGGCGTGCCGCTTCACCGAGACCATCGTTACCGGTGTGTCCGTCACCTACTCATTGGTGAGCACCGGCATCAAGTCGCTGACGATGCGATGGGTGGAGAAGGACACGGCCAGCGGCCAGGCGATTCAGCACCAGTTCTCCGGCGCCTACGGAACCGCGACCATCATCCGCAACAGCGGCGAATATCCGAGGATCGACTTCGAGTTTCAAGGGATCTACAGCCAGCCGACTGATATCACCTACGCAGCCGGCACCTACGCGAACCAGGGCCTGGCGGTGGAGGTGAACAGCACCAACACGCCATTGGTGACGATCAACGCTGTGGCGTGCTGCATGTCGGAGTTTGAGGTGGCGCTGAACAACGACCTGGTACATTCCAACCGGGCCGGCTGCACTGAGAAGCTGTCGATGACCGGATCGAACCCCGAGGGGCGCATCCAGGTGGAAGACAAGCTGATCGCGGGCCAGAACTTCTGGGCGCTGGCTGAGTCTGACCTGACCTACCCGATCGTGGTGGGCCACACCGGCGGGACGGCCGGCACTCGTAGCACCGTCACGGTCGGCAAGGCGGACATCTACGAGCAGAGCTTTGCGACGCTCGACAACGGGACCAGGTTCATCAACCTACCGTTTGCGCCGATCTCGACCGATGGAACCTCTGAGCTGTCGATCGCCTATACTTAAGGGGTCTCGCCTATCCAACTATGGCGCTCACTTTTGGCAAGCTCAGTGATTCCTACAAGTGGCCGGTGAAGGTGCCTGTTCCGGTTGATGGGGGTGATATTGAAACCCTGGAGTTTCAGGGGCGATTCAAGCGGTTCACGCAGCAGGAATCGGAGGCGATTCTGAAGCGTGCACTGAGTGCGAATCGTTCACTGATGACCGGATCGGAGCCCAAGGATTCCGACACTGACCTTGGCATCGCGCCAGAGGTGATGATCGGCTGGGAGGACATGCCCGGTGATGCTGGCACGGTGCCGTTCACGGCCGAAGGATTGGAGCAGCTCCTCTCCTACGGCGGCGCCGCCCGGGCGATCGTCGAGGCGTGGAACGAATCGCTCAGCGGGAAGAAGGCAAAAAACTAGAAGCGGTCGCACGCTACCTCTTGCGGGATGATCGCAAGGGGTTGGATGATGCGGCCGAAAAGTTACGGGAAACGGCAGCGCTTCAGGGGGTGACCTTGCCACCGGAAGCGCTGGCGGTGCCACCAGAGGAAGACCTGGAGATCGAGCCAGAGGCGGTGCCAGCGGTGGAGCTGTTCTGCCGGGTGCTGACCCAATGGCGCACCGGCCCCAACGGCTACCTCGGCCTGGACTATGGCGTGCTGCTGTCGATCATGGAGCTGGATGGGGTGAAGCGGAAGAAGCGGGCGGCGTTGTTGGCGGACGTGGGTATCATGGAGGGAACCTGGCTACATGAGTTCCGCGTGGCGAAGCCTGACAGCAGCGAGGAATCCTGATGGCCGTAACGTATGACGCGCTCTTCAAGATCAACGCCAAGGCCAGCGGCGCGGGTGAGGTTAAGGCGCTGGGCACTGCGATCGGTGGGCTGACGAAAAGCGCCTCTAGCCTTGGCGCCATCGCCACTGCTTTCACCGGCCTAGGTGTGGCCGTGGGGGGAGTCGGGCTGGCGAGTGCCACCAAGGGCATCATCGACATGGCCGATGGCTTGGATGAGCTTTCGCAGTGGTCTGGCGCGTCGGTTGAGTCGCTGGCAAAGCTTGGCGCCGCGGCGCGAATGTCGGGTTTGCAAACGGAAGATGTCGCGAAAGCCCTGACCAGGCTTTCGCGAAGCATGGGCGAGATTGCGATAGGCCAGGGAAAGGACGCCGCTAACGCCTTGCAGACTCTTGGGGTGTCTGCAGTTGATACATCTGGAAAGCTAAGAAAGCCGGACGAGGTGATGTTTGATTTAATTGATAGGTTTGCCGTGATGGAAGACGGCGCAGAAAAGGCCAGCCTTGCGATAAGGATATTCGGGCGCAGTGGTGCGGCTCTGGTGCCATTGCTTAACACGGGGTCAGAGGCAATCAGGGGATTGAATACTGGAATAACCACGGAGTTTGCAAAAAGCGCTGGCATTTACAATGATCGCATTGAAACATTAAAGATGCAGTTCACGTCTTTAGGTGTGACCATACTGGAACAGTTATTGCCCAGCATGATCAAAGGGACTGAGTTCATTGGCGGGCTGATTACGACAGGGCAAAATTGGCTCAAGCAAAACGAAGGGGCGATCGGTGCGTTTGCGAAGGGTATTGCATCAACAGTTGTCGAGCTTGTAAAAATTGCCGGCCCCATTGCGGCGGCCGTTGTCGCTTACAAGGCTTACCAGGGTGCAGTGGCTGCGGCTGCGCTGGCGCAAGGATTGTTCAATGCCACCACGATGGCCAATCCGATCGGGTTGCTTGCTGCTGCGGCTGGGCTTGGGATTGGTGCGGTTGCTATAGGAAAAATTGCGGTTGAAATGAAGAAGGCGAAAGAAGAAGGCGAAAAGCTGGCTGGCAGTGGATTGGACTTTGGAAAGGCGATGAAGGAAGCAGAGGGCAATCTTGAGGAAATTACACTTAAGCAGCGGGAATCCGCCGCTGCCGCCGAGACGCAGAAGGCCGCCGCCGAAGCGCTGCGCAAAGAGGAGGAAGGTCGCGCCTACTGGCTGGAGCGTGCCGGCAGCGCCTACGAAAAGCAGGCCGCTCAGATCGATCTGATCTCCGCAGCGCAGCAACGGCGCCTTGCGTTGGCGGGTGAGGAGAACACCCTGGCGCAGGCCTACAACAACCTCGGCAAGACGATCCTGCAGAACCGGCTGGCGCTGGCCCAGACAGATGAGGAGAAGCTGGCGATCGGGCGGCAGATTGCCCAGATGGAAGCCGAATCGGCGCGGCTCCAGCTGGAGGCCACCAACCTGCAGATCCAGGCGGAGGAGCAGCTGAAGGCGGCAGCGTTGAACCGCGCCATCTCGAACCGCAAGGCGATCGAATCCACGATGGCGCTGGCGGCTGCCATGTACAACGCTGGGCAGATCGGCCTAGAGAAGATCCTGAACTACCGGCTGGAGTTGGACAAGGCCAAGGCGGCAGCCGATGCGGCACAGGCGGAGTTCAACCAGGCCCGGCAGATCGGCGGCATCAGGCGCAACATCGCAAACGTCAACTACCAGTCGTCGGTGCTGCAGGCCACTGGTGCCACTGACTACGGCTTCAACCAGACGCCACGCAGCTACACCACCATCGGCGGAATTCGGATTCCTCAGTACGCCAGGGGCGGCTACGTCACCAAGCCCACCCTCGCGCTGATCGGTGAAGGTGGTGAACCGGAGTATGTGGTGCCAAGGTCGAAGGTTAGATCCTTCGCCAACAACATCGCCAGCGGCGCCAAGGGTGCGCAAGCACTCAAGCCATCCTGGCGGGAGATTGCGCTGGAAACATTGGCCAACAGCCCCGGCGATTACATGCGCGCAGCGGGGGCAGTCATGGCCGGCTGGCGGGAAGAGGGCAGAAGCATCACAGGCGCCAATGAGGGGCGAATCAAGACAGAGGCAATCCGTTCGCTGGGGTTTGGCGTGACTGAAGTGAGCCCGTCCTATGGCCGCCTGATCACCGGTACACCATCGCTTGATTCCATCCGCGGCGAACTGGAAGCCCTGCGCAATCGGCGATCTGCTGGCGAAACCGGCGGCGGCGGCATCACCATCAACACCCGCGTGGCCAAGGTGGTGCGCCAAGACGGCGAAGACCGGGTGACGCTGGCGCAGGCCCAGACCCTCGCCAGTGATGCCGCTCGGCAGGCCGTTGCTGAGATGCGTCGCAACCTGAAGTCGCCCTCCTACCGCCAGCAGGTGGGCCTCAGATGATCCAACACGCCACCTTCCTCCGCCTGTGGGAGCCGACCACCAACGCCACCGGGCTGGCCCTGCAGAGCTTCTATCGGCAGGCGCCGGTCACGATCGGGGCCGACTCCTACCAGTTCGTGGACTTCTCAATCAGCGATCTGGCCAACACCGGCAGCGCTGACGAAACAGATCTCACGATCACCCTGCCGGGCCTCACGGCGATCTCCACCGCCGCCGATGACGCCATGGCCGAAGGCTGGCTGGCCACCATCACCGTCTACCAATTCGACCTCCCGACACGCCCCGACACCCCCCCGCCGGGGCAGGTGGTGCTGTTGACCGCGATCGGTGAGGTGACTGGCGGCGGCGAGGTGTTCCCCTCGACCGTGACGATCACCGTGGGTTCCGCTCTGGAATCGCTCGGCGCGCAGGTGCCGCCCCGTCGGTTCACAACCGCCCTCGTGGGCACCCCCTGCCGTCTCTGACCCATGCCCTCCACACCCGCCGTTGCCGTCCCCACGCTCGCCGCGCAGCGCCGGCAGGTGGTGCGCAATGACAACCTGTCGGTGAGGGCTGATCTGAACGGGCAGCAGACGGCGCTGGAGCTCGGGCAGGCGATTCCGCTGGTGATCGGCAAGCGCACCGGATCCACCGGCGGGGTGCTCATCAGCCCGCCCGCTGCGGAATGCCGCTTCACCAACGACATCGCCAACCGGGTAACGGCCTCCTACCTGCTGGTGCTGGCGGATGGCCAGCTGGGCACCATCGCCGCAACGGATGCCTATCAGGGGGACACGCAGCTGGTGTCGGGTGAGATCACCCAGGCGTATGGCGCCAGGGCTGCCAGCTGGGCACCCGGCAACTTCATCCAGCAGCGCTTCGAGGTGACCACCACCAGCCGAGTCGAGACGGTGGAGGGGAAGGCCATTGGCGCCGGGGCCTTCTTTGACCTGTCCAGCTTCGGCACAGATGAAGAACTGGCGAATCATATTGACGACCAGGTCGCGACGGTCGATATAAAAAGCAGCGGAAACTACATAACCGGATTCGAGGTTAGCGTAGAGAAAACAATCAACTGGCCGGCGGTTGGAAACACCAAGGCTTACAAGGGCACGCCTGGGGAGTTCAGCGTCAGCATTTCATCAGGCGGTGGAGGCGGTGGAGGGGGGACTACTGGCACCGTCATCTACAACCCTGCAACAGCCGCCTACTACGAGAGCCTGGCGTGGAATGCCAGTAGCGATTCCTCTGCCGGCCCCAGTGGTTCTGGGAACAGCCCCGAGCTTCTTCGCTACGGATCGTTCGGAACCATGATGTGGTGGGTGGCAAGCAATCAGTGGTTCATTGATCGCGCTTCCGCTGGTCGCTATCTGCCCACGGCGCAATACCAGATCTCTCGCCCACCTTCAACACAGCCCTACGGGGACATCGACTACCAGATTCGTGAGGTGATCAATGGCGGTTTCTTGCTGCCGATCACTGCCAGCGCGCTGACTGTTGAAGGGACCTACTACGCGACCATCTACGGCGGTCTGCCGGCGGTCTCGTACAGGGTCACCGTTACCGAGGAGAACAGCGAGCCCCTACCCAAGCCTGAGGCGACCATCTATTGCGGCACCGGCGGCACCTACGCCGCCCTCACCACCGTCTCCCTCTCCAAGACCTACCCAGCTGGTGATGATGGCTGGAAGCGACAGGCGCACTTCTTCATCCGCAACGGCCAGCCCATCCATCGCCTCATCGAAGGCACGCCTGGCGCTACGAACCTTTTCCCTGATGTGGCCCATCACCTGCTGATCGCCTCCGGCCGGATGCCGTCCCAGCTGATCGACGTGCCGGGCCTCACCGCAGCTGCCAGGTTCTGTGCCGTCAATGGCATCACGTTCGATGGGGTGATCGCCAACCCGGCGAACGTGCGCGAGTACCTGAGCCTCATGGCGCCCATGCACCTGCTGCGCGTCACCGATCGATGGGGCCTGCTGGGTCTCCGCCCGGCCCTGCCGGTGACCATCGCCCACGCGATCGATACCAGCCCCCTCACGCCGGTGATGACGTTCGACGAATCGAACAGCAGCCAGTTCCAAATCACCCGGCGGCCGATCGCTGACCGCAAGCCTTTCGCGGCCCTGGTGCTGTGGCGCGACCAGCCCGAGAACGATGTGGGCGTCACCCAAGCCACGGAGGTGCGCTACGCCGGCACCGCCATCGACGGCCCATGGACGGACCTGGATGGGTCCGAGTTCATCACGCGAGAGCTCCACGCGGTCCGAGCTGGTGCGCTACGCCTGGCGCAGCGGCGGCACATCACCCATGACGCCTCCTGGGTTGTGAGTGATGCCACGCCGCAGCTGGCTGCACTCCGGGCCGGCGACATCGTGCGGCAGGACCGGGCGCGTAACCCATCGGTGGGGGCCTCCTCGATCTGGTCTTACCTCTACGAGATCGAGAGCATCAGCGGCCCCCTACTGGGCCCCTGGACGATCCAGGCATCCCACCACCCGGTAGACGACAACGGCTGCAGCATCATCGCCCGGGAAGTGGCGGCGGCCACTGTGGCGTAGGTGATCTAGACTGTCGGGACTGAGAACCACCAGACGTGGCAGCTGCCAACTTCTACACCTTCGATTCGATCCTTACCGAATTGGCGAAGGGGAAAGGTGGCACGAAGATCGATCTCTCCACTGACACCCTGTCGGTCTATCTCAGCAATGCCACCCCCAACCGTGCAACCCATGCGGTGAAGGGCGACCTCGCGGAGATCACGGCGAAGAACGGCTATGCGGGGATGATCGATCTGACGATCAGCAGCCGCAGCATCTTCAACAACACCTACCGCCTGGTGGCCGCTGACATCGAGCTGACCGGCACCGCCGCCACTGATGCCACCGGCTTTGGTCCGTTCCGCTACGTCGTCCTGGTCAGCAAGACCAGCAACGCCACCGATGCAAACCGGAGCCTGATCGGGTACTGGGCCTATCCCAGCACCATCACCGTGCCCAACGGCGGCATCTTCAAGGTGGACTTCAGCGCTACTGACGGGATGCTCCGGATCCGCGCTGCTGTCTGATGGCGCAGTTCCCGGCGATCACGCCAGATGAGCGCTCCTACACCATCGGGCAGATTCCGACGGCGGAGTACAGCGGCCTATCCGGTATCGCCTACCTCTACCGCGTCGGCACCCTCGCGGTCGGGCAGACCCTGGAGCTGCCCTACTCGAAGCGGCCGACCGCGGAGATCGATCAGATCACCGACCATTTCGAGACGCAGCACGGCGAACCCTTCACCCTGCCCGCTGCGGTCTGGTGCGGCAACGACGGCGGCGACGCCATCGCGGATGTTTCCCTGCAGTGGATCTACACCGCCGCGCCTGAACCCGAGTACGTGAGCGCGGGGCACTACAGCCTGACCGTTGCGCTCCAGGCGGTGGGCATCACGATCGGACCCACCACATCGGGCCCGGTGCTGTCGGGTGGTGATGCTGGCGCGATCGTCGGCGCCGCACTGCCGGCCCTGCCGCCACGCCCTACACCCATCCCGGATCCGGATGTGCTGCCGCCGGTGATCGTCGAGACGCCATCACCCGACGGACAGCTGCCGGTTGGCGAGATCATCCTCGACGGCGTGGCGGATCTGCGGTTCTCCACCTTCGCGCTACCCGACGTCGGCGAGATCATCCTGGACGGCGTGGCGGACCTCACCTACACGCCCCCGCCCTGATGGCTGACTTTCCCACCGGCATCAGGGCCTCCTCCATTGCCTGGCTGCCTGGCAGTCAGCCGGTGAGTGATGAGCGCAGCGACGCCGGCAACTACAAGCCCGTGTCTGGCATCAACCGCTCCACGCCGGCGCGCATTCAAGTGTCATTCGAGGGGCTCAGCCGCACCGTTCAGCACACCATCCGGGACCATGCGATGGCCGAGGGGCGGATGGGGTCGTGGCTGCTGTCGCCGGAGCTGATCGACGTGGCGCCCAACCCATCGTGGGGGGTGAAGCGCTGGCGGTACGCCGGCATCCCGGACCTGAACGACACCGCCAAGGACGGTCACTCGATCGCGTTCGAGCTGGTGGAGGATCCGGCGCCGCCGTGGATCGAGCGGATCGTCATGCGGGCCCGGACAGCGACCATCGAGATTGGCGCACCTACGACGCTGGTCGGCCCCGACACCCTGCCCACCATCTGGAGCAGCAGGCTTACCACCCCCGCCAACGTCAGCAGCGGCGCGTTCCGCAGCTACGGGAACATCGCCACCGATGAATCGGACGGGACCAACTACCAGGCGTTCTGGTTCGCCCCCACCGGCTCGACCGTTTCGCGGGTGGTGGTGGTGAAGCGCACCGATGCCGGCGTGATCCTGTGGCAGCGGTGGACCAGCACGGGCCTCGACGGTGTGAACCAGGGAGCTGTGAGCTTCGCCCCCGCGGTAGCAGCGCTGCCCGGCGGCGGCTGCGTGGTAGCAGCCCGCCGCAGTGATGATCCGGACGTCACCAGCGCCACCCATGTCTGGTGCCTCGAAGCTGACGGCTCCACCCGCTGGCAGCGTCAGTACGCGCTGGCGATCATGGGCCCCGCGCAGCTGTGCCCCAACGCCAGCAGCGGAGAGATCATCCTCGGCACCTCCGCCCGCACACCATCGGTGGCGTTGGTGCCCACCCTGGTGCGCCTCAACACCGCCAATGGAAACCTCATCAACGCCCATCGGTTCACGGTCGATGGCGCCGAGACCGAACTACGCCGGCTGGTGGTGCAGACCGATGGAACCATCCTGTTCCTCTGCCGCCGGTCGGACTTCTCCACCGCGCCATCCGTCCGGTCCTACCTGGTGAAGCTCACGAGCGCGTTCGCGGTCTCGACCGTGTGCGGCTACGGCTCACCCCTCGCCACCGGCCCCACCACCTACGACAACGAAATGGTGGTGCTGCCTGATGGCGGGTTGTTGATCGGCTCGAACGGCAGCATCATCAGCGGCCAGGCGAACATCCTCGGGCTGTTGCGGGTGTCATCCACCTACGGGGTGCTGAATCACTACGCCTACCCCCGCACCGGCGGGAATTTCCTCACCGGTATCAACCACGTCACGGCGGGTTTCGATGCCAGCGGCGCCGGCTGGCTGGTCAGCTACGGCAGCGCAACCTTTGGCCTCTCCAATGCCCTCACGGTGCTGGCCACCAACACCGAAGCAACGGGCCTCGACTACCTGACGGAGCTGGAAACCCAGCTGGATCCAGCGAACCAGCGACCGCTGTACGGCGCCACCCGGTACCAGGTGGACCCAGGCCGGCAACGGCTGGTGGTGCATGCCAGTGGGTCATTCGATGCGGCCTATGGCTGCCTGGCGCAGGGGTGGGCATTGCGGCAGCCGGCGGCCACGTTGGCGCTGGATCTCGGCGGCGGCCACAACCTGCAGGGTGTGACTACCGACCCGGCGCCGGGGTCGGTGGGGAGTGGGCCCACCGTGACCCGAACGATCGTGACGGCCACGGCCACCACCCTGAGCGGTACCGCATCGACGGCAACGCTGGTTATGACTGATGCGGCGGGTTCGCTATCGTGGGATTACCAACGGGTGATCGGGTGATGTGATGCCAGAAGACACGGAGCGGGTATCGCACGGCGACATATTGCACGCCATCGGCAAGATCGAAGGGAGGCTAGACAATATCCATTCGACCATGGCCAACAACCGCGGAGACATCGGCGAGGCCTTCAAACGAATTGGAATTGCCGAGCAACGAATCGCGCAAGGTGTAATTATTGCAGCGGCAATCAGCTTAATAATGCCTGTTGCGGTTGCTGTATTATCGCCAAAGATTCACTTTGGCCACCCCCCCCCTCAAGCATCGCCTAACTTTCGCCAAGCGCCATGATGACATTCTCGCCGGCAACGATCAATGCTGTTCTGAAATACGGCGGCAGGATTGCTGCGGTCTGGTATCTTACTTGGCTTGGTGTTGGCATCGATTGCAGGCTGGAGGGGCGATCGTCGTTAGCATGCTGGAAGGAAAACCCGCTGACGATTCAAGTCACGGATGTGGGCAGGTTGGTTACTGCCCTTGGTGGCCTCGGTATTGGCGGGGTGCTGGGGTATCACACCTACAACCCGGCATTGCGTGACCCCCGCCGCGGCGGACCTGACCCCAACGACTCGACACCATGACCAACCCAGCACCCATCACGTTTCAGCAGCTCTGGCGCTACAAGGCTGCCCCCGGCACTGAAGCCGCCGCCCGGCAGGATGCCGCCATCGTGGAGCTTGAATCAGAGCTGATGAAGGGCAGGCCCTACAGCGAGGTGATGCGCCGTTCTGAACCGTGGTTCAGCACCTGGAGCCAGGGCAAGAAGCTGACCGACAAGCCGCACCCGGAAGCCGGAATCCTGCTGAAGGTGCCCTACTTCAGCCAGAACGACAACGCCAGCGGCACCGGCTATCGCGAGTGCTTCAGTAGCAGCTGCGCCATGGTGGCCGCGTTCTACGGGAAGATCGGCTCAGACGATGCCTACAACAAGATCCGCGCCCAGTTCGGCGACAGCACCAACTCAGAGGCGCAGATCGCCACCCTTCGCCACCTGGGGCTCTCCGCCCGCCTCGTGACGAACTGCACCGCCGCCTTCCTGGAGGGCGCCCTGGCCGCGGGCCGGCCCGTGCCCGTCGGCTGGCTGCACAAGGGCCCATCGACTGCGCCCACCGGCGGCGGCCATTGGACCGTCGTGATCGGCTGCACCCCCACCGACTGGATCCACAACGACCCGAACGGCGAGGCGGATCTGATCGGCGGCGGCTACGTCAACCACTCGGGCGGCGCCGGCATCCACTACAGCCGCAAGAACTGGGGCAGGAGGTGGGAAGCCGACGGCCCCGCCACCGGGTGGGCCGTCGATGTGCGGCCGCAGTAGCCAACAAAAAGCCCCGCCGTTCCACTGGCGGGGCGAAAGACCCAATCCCCACAGGCCCACTGACAAGGACCCATGAAGCGCCATGAGTGACGCCCGCGCATCCTACAATGACGACATGGAAAGCAACGGCGACGGCCACCGCAATGGCGTTCCTGCCTGGACAGGACCGCTACTGATTGGCGTAGCAGTTGCTGCGGCTGCTTCATTCTTTGGTGCCATGCAAGGCGTGAACAGTCAGATGGGGCAGAACTCTATTCAACTCGCAACGCTCAAAGCATCTTTTGATGCGTTTTGCGAGCGGGTGATGGAAAGAGTTAACGAAGTGGAAACCACGAACAAACGGCAGGATAGGGAGCTACAGCAGATCCGGAGCCACTTACGCCTGCCGCCGCCCTGATCAGATCGAAACCGTAGTCCCGAAGTAGCCCTCGAAGGTGGTCGATCCCCACTCCTCGATCTCCAGCACTCGCGCATTCACCTTCGCCCCCCTCAGCACCTGCTCCGCCACCCGCTGCCCCAACAGCAGACCCTGGCGCACATCTGACAGGTAGTGGAGGCCACCGACCACCCTCCCGATGCCGTAGTTCTCGCCCAGCTTCCGTGTCTCCTGGTGGATGGTCGGAGCTGTCGCATTCGCTGGCACCAGCTCCAGGCCCAACGGGTCCGCCTGCACCATCGCCACCGGCCAGGGGGCATCCCGGTAGACGGCATTCAGCACCGTTGCCACGGCGCCGCCGATCACGGCGTGGCCGCTCACGTACGAGGGGTGAATGGGTGAACCCTTTGCGGACAGCAACGGCAGATGGGGGCCCAGGCCACGGCGGGCCAGCAGCGGCGCGCCACGTTCCGCCCACAGTGGATGGAGCCGCTCTGGGTTTGCCATGAGCTCCTCGGGCCGGGCCCGTTGGGGCTGGCCCTGCTCCCACTTCTGCATCCAGCAGGTCATACTCATCGCCTGCCGTACCGCCTGCACCAGCAGGCATTGCGCATCCAGCTGGCCGCCGTAGAACACGAAACCAGCCTCCTTCGGCAGCGCCGGGAACAGGCTGCTGCGCTTCGCCCCCAGGGTGTCCAGCATGCAGGCGGCAAGCAGGCCGTAGAGGTACGGCGGATCGGCCCGCATGCTCGACGCCAGCGCCCTCAGCGTGTGGATGTAGTGGGTTCGCGAGCTGGTCACCTGCGACTCGATCGGCTTGCCGTTCAGCAGCGCCGTGAGCGCCTCCGGGCGGTATCCGTAGTGCCCCAGGTCGAGGCGGTGGCGGAGATCGATCGCCAGGCTGCCCGCCTCGAATGGCCGCAGCAGCAGCTGGGAGATCATCGGCGTCTTGTTCTCGCCCTGGTCCACCAGGCGGAATGCAGCAGCAGGCCGCACCGGTGCGCCCAGCTCCACCTCCAGCCCTTCGAGGGGGTTGCCGGCGGCCTGGATGGTGGTGCGCAGATCCCGCAGGGGCACATCCGGAAGCCAGGTGGTGGCCATTGCGACCTGGATCAGCTCGGCCGCAGTGGTGGCGCTGTCATCCGCAGGAAATGGGGGCAGCTCCTCCACCAGCTCCAACGCCGGCAACGTGCCAGCGCGGGGGTTGACGGGCAGCATGCCGCCCTGTGACTTGAGGCGAACGGCGGCGAAGGCAGCGGCGCGATTCTCAGCCGGGGCCTCCAGCGCGGCGGCCATATCCTCGGCATAGAAGCCCTTCGAGAACTGTTGATTGGGCATGATCTGCTGTTGGGTTGTTGGGTGGTTAGGTGGCCGTAGGGCCAGCAGGTGGATCCGCCCGGCGGGCGGCAACGGCATAACCGGCGATGTCGCGCCAGTGTTCCGGATCGTGGGGGTTATCGCCGGAGAGCACCCGGGCGAGCTTGTGGCAGATCATGTCGAGCGCTTCGCGTTCGCCTGAATCCAACCGGCTCCAGCCGTTACTCCGTCGAAGACAACCCTTCAGGTTCTGACTGAGCGCACCGACGGCTTCCATGCCGCCGTGCTGCTCATCGCGGTTGGGGATGTCAACGGTCACGGCTCAGCACCTCCAACCGCGTCACCGTGTACGGCTCACCTGGTGCCGATGCTCGATCCAACGACGCGATCACACCAACCAGCGCACCATCCGCAATGGTGGCCAGCTGCTCCAGAACGTCGGGACTGGTGGTCTTCAACCTGAAATCAAACGGCTCACCATTGCGTGGTTCCTGGAGCTTCCAGGTAGCGAAGCCGTTATCGATCGTGAGGCTATGGATTCGCCCGACGCAGGAAAACCGCGGGCGTAGATGTGGTTGTGACAATGTTTCGTTGGGATGGGATGCGGGACCTCCCCGCATGTTGATGGTAGGCCACCTGTTGCGATCAGATGGCCGGTTGTGGGTCGTAGGGGGGTGCCCGGCTTCGGTTCCTTCCGGTGACCCCAACAGCCAGCGGCGACGCCCCGCCTTGCGGTTAGGGGCTGACCGGACACCCGCTGGGAGTCTATCGGCCGGGGCCATCGCGATCACGTTGCCGGCGGCGTTGTTGCCGGGCCCACTCGGCCCGCTGTTCTCTGCCCTCAGGCGTGAACTTCAGCCAGCACCGCGAGCACAGGGGCCCGTGGTTGCCGTGGCTGCGGTTCGGGCAACCGGGCGTCGCGCACCACCGGCCGGGGGCTGGTGGGAGCTCCCCCGCTTTGCGGAGCCGATACCGGCGGGTGCGTTCGGCAGGCGTCAACGCCATGTCTGGCGGCGCCTGGGGCGCGGTCGAGGAGGGGCGGGGAGGACGGGCAACACGGGGCCCGGGCCGCTCGGGCGGGGCTGTGGATCACGCGGCGGGGAAGGCGGCACGGATCGGCGGCGGCGGGGCTGGTAGCGGCTGAACCGGGGATGCCAGGGCCAGCCGCACAGCACCAGCCCGAACACAGCACCCATGGCGAACCAGGAGACGGGGGCGGGGATCATGCCTCCACCCTCCGAAACGACACGACCCAGACCCATGGGTTGGTGGCCCATGAACCGGCGCCGTTGATGCTCTCCCAAAGCCTCGCGTACACGCTGACCAGCGAATCACCGTGCTTCATGTCGGCAGCAGAACAGCCCTCAGCCAAGGAATCGGCATCGCTGATCTGCTGCAGCCGCTCTACCCGAACGTCGGTGATCTCCAGCGTGATGCGGCTTGCCCATCGGGGCATGAAGATCGACGGGCGCCACAACAGGCCGCCGCGCTCTTCAGTGGCGGCATAGTGAATGCTGCAGCCATTGGGCGGTATTTCTCGGGGCTTGTGCGCGTCGTAGGCGTGTGGGGCAGCCCACGTCTCCCGCACCCATAGGCGGTCGCCGGGGATGCCGTACGCATGTGATGCGTGAGTATGGCAACGATCACCGACGCTGACATATTCCCAGTGCCAGTCAACGCATACCCATTTGGGATTGACAGTCCGTCTGGTCTGCGTCTTCCGCCCTTCCAGGATTGCGCGGACCATGAGGCCCGAGAACAGGATCGGGCGGGTCTTTGGGTCGCTCATCCCATCGCCTCCAGCGCATCAATCACGGCCGACAGATCCGCACCCGGCGGCAGGGCGCGCAGGGCAGCGGCGAGGCACTCAGGCTCCGGGTCCTCAAGCGGGCCGATGCGGTCGCAGCGGTCGAGATAGGCGGCGACCATGGCGGCAGCGATTTCGGTGGGGGTCATGGCTGCACCTCCCCCGCGGCGGCGGCGGGCACCGGCAGCGCCCAGTGGGGCAGCCAGTGGGTGTCGTCGTCGCTGCGCCAGGTGTACCCCCAGCTTGGAGCCGTATCACGACCCTCGTGCGACTCTGCGAACCACCAGCACCGATTTGCCGCATCCAGATCCTCCGTCCCTGGCAGCCGCTCACTTACAGCCACCGGCACCGCAGCGCCGCCCCAGCGGGCAAGCACGGCGCGGAACATCTCAATCAGCAAGTCACGAGATTCTTCGTCATCAGTGAGGAAGGAGAACTCGGCGCAAAGATCGTCCAGGTCTTCGTCTGTCGGCGCCTGCGGCAGCGGCCCCGCCTCGCGGGTGGCGGCCGGCGGGGTGGCGTGATCGCGCCATGTCCGCAGCGCGTGGCGGATGCGGGGCAACTCTTGGGCGGCGCGACGCTCGGCCCACGCCAGATCGTCGCCGGATTCGCGCTCTGCGTCGCCGATGTCCGCCAGTGCTTCCTCCGCCACCTGCAGCGCCCGAATCAGCTCCGGCGGCACGATCGCCCCGGCAGGGCAGCTGCAGGCGCCAGGCGTCGGGCAGCCGCGGGGCTCCAGAGGTGGGGCCGGAGGGGTGGTCAGGGCGGCGCGGATGTCCTCCAGGGCTTCCACGGGAGCCATTTCGCCGGCATCGCATTGAGCTAGCAAATCAGCGCACAACGCCTTCCAGTCGGGCGCGGTAGGTGTGGGGGTGAGGGTGGGGTCAGGCGTGCTCATTGGTTATCTCCGTGGGTTGGGTGGTGTGCTGGCCCGCCCCGCCGGCCAGCTCGGCGGCGATGGCGAGCATGTCGGCGCGGATGCCCATACGGTTCAGTCGGACCATCTCATTGGCGAAGGTCTCGTATCTGCGCGGATTTTCCGGCACGGTCGCCTCCACCAGGGCGCAGATGGCGGCGGCGATCTCTAAGCGAATCAGCGGGAAGGCCTGCCCATGGGGCACTGGAACCTGTTCAGTGGCATCCAGCACCGCCTGAGCGGCGGCGGAAAGGGGCGGGGTGGTCATCGTGGTGTCCTGTAAAGGTTGTCTTCAAGGTGCGCCCAATACGTGCACCTCTCGTAAATCTGATCCGTGTTGGATCTGATCACGGCCGCTGCCTCGTCGTCATGCTCGCTCCGGTTGGTGCGGGCGGATAGATCACCCTGCCAGCCTTCCGGCAGATGCTCCCCGAAGGCCGCCATGAAGTCGGCCGCGAAGTGCTCCTGCCTCACGAATAGAACCCGATGGTTCTCCACCAGCCAGGGGCTGGCCCACTGGCGGGCGTAGAAGTCGGCGAAGCCTTCCTGCCCATCGGCCTCCAGGAACCAGCCCTCAGCGAGCCGCTGTGGATCATGGGGCAGGTGCGGCGACCGTTGCCGCTCGAAGGAATAGCGGCTGTGGAGCCAGCTGGGCAGCCGGCGGAACCCTACGACCACCGTCCGATCGCCAACCCGGAAGCCGGGGTCCCGCTCGATGCGGGCTTCGATCGAATCGTGGTGGTGGCTGGCGACCTCCTCGGCGCCGGGGATGGTGGCCAGGAGGTCACGCATTTTCATCCCGCCGGTCTTGGGGAAATGGACGTAGACGAATTGAGGGTGAATGATCATCGGTTGGCCTCCGCGTCTTCAGCGCAGCAGCGTGGGCAACAAACAGGGGCGCCACAGCGACCGCAACGATCGATCAGATAGGTGCCACAATCGTCACAGATTTGGTCAGTGCGCCGAGGTAAAAGATCAGACAATCGATCAATCGGCTTTCCGGTGAAACTGTCGTAACCGATGTTCATCGGTTGGCCTCCCGCTCCAGCTCGGCGGCGACATAGTAGGAGTGGCCCTCGCTGCGCAGCCATCTGGCCACCGCGAGGATTGCGGCGCGGGCTTCCACTTCTGTGCCCTCGCCCATAGCATCCAGCACCACCTCCACCAGCCCCGGCGCCGGGGACGGGCTGGGCTCGGGCTCGGGGTCCGACTGAGCTGCCGAGGATTCCTCGGGTGCTGCCTGCTGCTCGGCGCGGCCGGCGGCCAGGCCCTGCTCGTAGCCGTCGCCTGCTCCTCTGTCGTATAGGGCGCGGTGAGCGGCAACCAGGGCTTCATGTCCGTCCCATCTTGGCCTCCACAGCACCCACGGCGTAAGCGGTCTTACACGCTTCTTTGCTTCTAACTGCAGCTCCCACAATTCCTCGTCCGATGGCACCGCCACAACCGGGGCAGCCGGGGCAGTCGCCGGGGATTCCCCGGGTGCTTGCTTCGCCTCCAGCGCCGCCACGCGGTCGCGGAGTTCAAGAACGGCGCGTGATACTTCGGCGCTGGAGTAATTCTTTGCCCTGACCCCGATTTGCCGCCAGTCTTCATCTGAAGCCTTGAACTGTTCCATGGGTTTGTCGTTGGGGATTGGGGAACCGCTGCCAGTATAGAGCATCCGTTACGGGATGGCCGGCGGGTGGGAGATTCGTTACATCTCGCGGCGCCACAGCTTCCCGCCAGCGCGTTGCCGTTCGCGGATCGCATCTCGTAATCGCTGCTTCGTCACGCCTGCGTCCTTTGCCGCTGCAGCGATGCTCTCAAACCTTCGGCCAGTCGTCACGCACACCACCGGCGAGCAGAATCGCCGCATTCTTACCGGGTAATCCGTCAGCTTCTCGGCCAACCGCTGATCACTCAACAGCTGCACCAGATCCGGCACCGGCAACCCGGCGAATACATGCGGTTCACGATTGGCAAACTCACGTAGTGATTTCCGAGACACGTACGGCACGTTGTAGAACCGTCGCGCTGGCAATCTGTTCGCCTTGATCCATCGCACCACAGTGTTAGAGCTAATCTTCAGCGTGTCGGCAATCAGCTTTGGGCGCACCCATTCACCGACGCTCGACACCTGGATGCCATCACATTCCGCCTTGCGCTTCAATGCCGATTCTTCTCGCCGCGGCCAGCCGTAACGCGATGCCTCGTGGTGCATGGAGGCAACAACCATCGGCCAAGGCATGTCGCCGCACAGCGACTCGAAGCATTCCTGCTCCTCCGCTGTCCACCGTTCACCAGCCATCGGTATTTTCCTCTTCATCCACCATCGGCGGCAGCACCTGCCCCAGCAGCCAGCCCACAGCGCTTGACAGCAGCAGCGCCAGCAACCATGAAGACACCATGATCAGCCCCTTGATTGCTGGACAGTGGTATCCCCCTGGTACCGCCCAGTCTCCGCATAGCTGCGGCGCGGGCGGGCATTCATCGGGTAAAACACCAGCTGGCCGATCCGCATACCGGGCCAGATCGGCACCGGCTGCAGCTGCCGGACGTTCTTCAGCTCCAGGGTCAGCACTCCCTTGAAGCCGGGATCAATCCAGCCCGCCAGTAGGTGTTGTAGGCCCTCCCGGGCGCGGCTGGATTTGAGCGCGAAACCGGCCGCCAGGCTCGGCGGAATGGCCAGCCAGGCCGCTGTGTGGGCCAGCACGAACTGACCAGGCGATAGCAGGTAAGGGCTGGTTGCGGTGTGATTCGACAGTGGGTAGGGGACCATTGCGTCACCTACCACCGACTCGATCAAAATCGAATCACCCAGCCGCACATCCAGCGACGCGGGGTTGACTAGCTCAGGCTCAAACGGCTCCACCATGCCGGCGAGGGCAAGGTTGGTGATCTGGAAATCAGCGAGAGGCATTTTTACTCCGGGTCATTTGCAGGATGTGGTCGTCATAGGCATCAAGGGCATTCCTGACAGCACCTACCCTTGGCCCAAGGTTTTCTATTGTGCAAGGCTCGTGGTGCCAACCAAACATGTCACCACCACCAACAAGCAAACGCACTTCGGCAGCCATCTTCCCCGCAAGTAGCAGGGCTTTCTTTTCGTCTTCGGTCATTGAACATCTCCAAGGGCTACACGTTGGTCAAAGTCAATTAGCTCTGCACAGCGGAGCTGCAACAGGCCGGTATACAGGCCATGGGCAGGATGGCGGGGGTCATCGCGGCCCGCCTGGCGGTAGAGCCATTCCAGGTACGCCTGTCGCCGCGTTTGGTGCGTTACGGGGTGGGTCATTCGATGGTGTTCAGAATGGCGGCAATGATGTCTGCCTTGCGGGCTAGGTGAAGCTCACGGAAAAGACCTGTTTTTCGAGCATGAAGAACAGTCTCGATAACGCGCAATCCTTGTATTCTGGCAAGAGTGCGCAATTCATTAACAGACAGAAAGGCAAGATCGACGAAGCTGCCACGGCCTGATTCATCAATGATCCACGCGGGACTGACCATCGACGACAACGGGTCTGGCGCCGCTGCAGCCCCCCAGGCAACCGGCCACGGCCGGCGATCACCAGACAGCCAGTCGTTGGCCCAGTGGATCACCACACCAACCGCCAGGCCGGCGACATAGAGAGCAGCCGCAACGACGGCGGCACGTTGGGCGAGGCGGTGGAGATCACCGCCAAGATCATGCGCCACGTAGGCGCGGGTGAAGGAGGAAGGGGTCATGATCAGAACCTCCGACAAGCGGCGGCGCTGGCGTAGCTGGTGCAGCTACGGTCAAGGCGGGTCTCATCACGCCCCAGCACGCTGAACGTGCAGAGGATCAGGAACACAACCGCTAGCGTCGGCTGCAGGCGGAAAGGGATGTAGTAA